ACTGGAACTTTATATTGTCTACAAAGAGTCACCCAATTCTCACCAGCTACAGACAGCTCCCCATTCTTCTTTTCCATTGCTAGGGGTCTGTTTGCCATCTTATACCTTTTTACTTCTGGCATAGCGTCAGCTAACTGCTCAATCTTCTCAGCCTTGAGTGTCTCCCATACCTCTAAGTGTGTACGAGCTTTAGTCACGTCCAATTTCCACTGAAGGGCCTCTTGCTCCGCTGCACACTCCATCTTAAAGGTCAAGTAGTCTATAAGACGAGCCTTGTTGTACTCATCATCATACAGCTTGTTTAGTTTCTTATCTAAAGTCTTCCACAACTTTGAGTTGATCTTAACGTCCTCTTCACAACGGTGAGCGTACTGTTGCGGTGTTAGACTTTGCCAGTCAGTAATCTTAGGTTTAGGTATCCCATAGTCTTCGCCATAGCTCTCTAGTCCGTGCTTGCCACGGTTGTGATCTACATACCAAGCTACAGCTAGGGTATCTATTAGACGAGCCTTAACTTTTATATCTAACACTTTTTCCACTGCGGGGATGTCAAACCTGACAATGCTATGCCCTACGAGTGTATCAACCTTAAATACCTCACGCATCTCATCGTAGTCGTGTGTTGAGTTTACTGTCTTACCTAAGTCATCTGACCAAGATACTACGTGGATCTTTGTGCTATTGAAGCCATCTGTTTCTATATCAAATATTCTCATTATATTCCTCTCATTAATTCTGGTGTCTCTAGCATCATGTCTAGCTGCGGATGATCTAACTCCTCAAACTCTATGTCACAGAAGTTACCACAGTCAGGCATGACTATTTTTTGTTTGTGTCCCTTTTGAGGGTCAAGCTCATCTAAGAAAACCCCTCTTAAACAAGAGTTGCCTACCTCTCTTTCAACCTTTGCCATCCTATCGAAGTGTTCGGGAAAATCCACTCTGATCTTATTCCAGTATCCTGCACCACCCTTAACACAACCAATACAGTTATTATTTTTGTAGCCCAACTTATACATGGTTGGCACTTCTATATTAGCCCCCTGTAAGAAGTATAGACACTCAGGTTTAGTCATCCTCTTTTCTATAAGGGGGAAGAAAGGTTTAGCATCTGGGTACTGCTCCTTGAAGCGTATGGCTCTGTTGACTTCTTTCTTACTGTACTCAAATCCAAAGATCTGACCCCTGTAGTCAAGCTCCTTCTCTAACCTTTGGCGAACACGCTTCTTTAGAACAAGAGTACACCTAGCTCCAGCTGGACCATTAACATACTTGTCTTTACTTATTACATCAAACTGATCCTTGTACTTTTCTGGCGCACGTTCAGTGATTATCTCACAACCATACCATTCTTCACACTGCTCTTTAAACCTAGCGTTATCACTATGTGCAGAATCAATGCCAAAATAGATAGGCTTAACCTCATCACCAAACTCTTGGATAGCAAGCTTAGTTGCGACCGCACTTGTAACACCTGCACTCCACCAAGATATTATCATTAAAGTACCTCTCTTAACATAAACGTATCAGTGCTGAATCTCAGCTTACCGGCCTTGCCTTCGATGGAACAGGGTCGGTTTTTTTGTACCTTAATCAATGTAGTATTCCTCTCTTCTAATGTGTCAGCTTCCTTGTCTCTTTCTAAGTCTAAGACTACAGAAGCCCTCTGACCAATCATTTTGCAGTACTTAGGATCTCCATACTCATTGGTGTGAGCAATGGTTACGATACCTACGTTAAGATCTGCTGCAAGCTTAGATAGTCTAACCGATAGATCAGCAAGCTGTTGTTCCTTACTCTCCTCTGAATGTCCAGTAACTACATCTTGAATAGGCTCAAAGAATATGAACTTGCAACCACAAGCTTGACTGAAGAAACGTATTTGATCACACAGATCATCAGCACCTTGGTTCTCCTCAAGATAGAACTGATACAGTAGCCCATCTTTAGTTAAGCTCTCGATAGCTTTGATGACCTCTTCCTCTGAGTCAGCCTCTTCTATAAGATCCCTACGTGTAAGATTATCCTTAGCTTCATAAGACACAAGCCCAAGCAAAGAACGTAACTTAGTTTCCTCTAGGTGCCATGTAGCAATGGGAACCTTACGCTTTAGCATGTTATATTCTAAGTACCGCATTACCTCTGTCTTACCTATACCTGTAGGTGCCTTGATAACTGTGAAGTGACCTTGCATGAGACCTAAGATCTTCTCATCCAAAGCCTCAATACCTGTAGGCACGTACTGGTGTTCAGGTGTATCCCGATACAAGTTAAGGAACTGCTCAGTAGTATTGAAGATATTGTCAGGTACATACTTAGAAGAGTTAAACCAAGCGCTCTTAAACTCCGTTGCTGCACCAGCAGTCAAGAAGTCATTAGCGTCCTTGTACTTATTGTGAGAGACACGGTAGACCTTGTTAGGAAACATCTTAGAGATCTTTGCAGCAATACCGTTGCCAGCCTCATCATTATCTACAGACAAGATAATCTTCTGGAAGCTGTCTAGGTAAGGCTTACACTTCTCCCAAAGTGCCTTGGAGGGGGTAGCTGATGGTAGAGAAACTACAGGATTAAGGTAGGTGTCCCTAGAGCTTAACATCTGGTAAGCAGACATAGCATCTACCTCACCCTCTGTTATCGTTAAGACATTAGAGCAACCAGCGGTAAAGAAGTTCATGCCGAACAACTCGTCAGTCTTGAACCCCTTGCTTGCGTAGAAGTCCTTCTCCTTGAGATTCCTGGTTTTTATTCCCCCGCTGGGGTACACGTAGTTTTGAGTACCGTTAGGGTATGTAAGAACGTCATACTGCTCCATAGTACGCTCTGATATACCTCGCATAGCTACGTGACTACCACCATCCTGAGCCTCTCTTAAGCTCTCTGAGGTCGTATTTCCACTGACGGGGTACTTGTCTTTAGCCCAGTCAAACATCTTTTTCCTAGAAGGGTAACTACTACCACAAGCAAAGCATTTACCAAAGCCTCTAGTGTTATAGTTAAAAGCGTCTGATGAACCACAGTCCACATAGGGACACGGTTGATCTCTCACATTATCATGTACATCTGTATTCATACTTACTCCTTATTATTACTACCATACCTACAACAATCGGCCTTAACGAAAGGGGGACATAATACTATAGGCACCTACTTTTGAATTTAACAAATACTACAATCAAAGTTTTTGTACCTGTTGCAAATTTGTAACTACCTTTCTTAGTTGAGCAAACAATTTTTTCTCTCTTTGATCTATCCCTTGTTGAGATATACCAAAGAAATTTCCCATGTCTGCTTGAGTCATGTTTTCTACAAATTTCATGTGCAGCAGAAGTCTATCGTCATCGTTGAAGACTAACTCTATCTGCGTATTCAGCTTATTGTAGAAGTCCGTTTCCTCGTAGTTCTCCTCAACTGTCTCGTTAAATAAAGACGCTGTATCAAAAGGTATAATCTCAGAGCTAAGAATGTTTCTAAGGTAGTTAATACCATCCTCGCTCCAAGTATGGTCCCCAAATTCCTCTGTGTCTATATCTCTACTGAGCCTACGTGACACATCAGAGGCAGGTATATCTACTGGAAACACATCTAAGTTAAGATAGTCATGCATCCTACGATTAGCCTCACGATATAATTTCGCTGGATGGGGTTTAGGGTCTTCAGCTAGGATCTCGTAGCATTGTAATACACCCTCACCTACAAGGTCGTCATAGTGGTTAGGGTTTTTATATCTACGGGCTAGGCCCTCGCACATCATCATAATTGTTTCTGGTTTCATGTCTTATCTTTCCACCACTTCATGGTATCTCTAATTGCTATATATACACCTAACATAATTCCTACGGGCAGTGCTGCAAGTGCAGATAGGACAACACCCATAGTTATTATGTAAGGAATTAACTCACCCGTTTCCATCGGGGCGTCTCTTAGGTTTAATAGAGGCTGATATAACCTCAGTCTTTAGGCATTGACCTATGGCATCCCTATCTAGGGCATACACAGGCTCGTAATAGGCTGGTAGAGCGTCTCCACAGGCCCTAGCACTAGGGAAGATGATATTAGATTGTAGGTAGTCACCATTTAAAGTGTAGCTCAACACAAGGACAGTATAGAACAGCATTATAGATACTCCACTACTCTACCATTGTCCCACTTCTTAGCCTCTTGCTGGGCTTCCTCACGGCTGTTAAATATCCACACCTGCGTATCATATGTCC